ACCTGGGTCGTAAACCGCTGACTCAAAATCATTAGCCTCAGACGCCTTAGCATCAAAGATGGTGCGAGTACCTGAGGCGTTGGTGATAATTGCTTGATGACCGGCGGTGGTAGCGCCAGTCCAAGTGATGCTGACGACCTTTAACCAGGCTAACCACAGCGGCGTGGCACCCGGTGTGTCGATCAGGAAATGCCGCGGGCCAATCTGGTTCACCATACTCTACTCCTCTTTGGGCGGTTCAGGTTCTTCAGCCGTAATCTGGGCATTGGCTGAATGTACCGGAAAGATATGCAACTTTGCACACTTCCCGTCATTTGAAAGCACAATGGCAGGGTTGCCCTCGTGCATGATGATCTCCCCCGGTCTAAATGGGAGCCTCTTACCATAGTTCTTTGCCATAAGCATTCTCCTTAAAGTAAGGGTGGCAGTTGCCTACCACCCTAAGGGTTTAGGTCCCTGCGGATCCCCAGGTTCCTGGCCAGTTAGATGCGCCGTCTGAAGAACGGTAGAATGCAACGTGCTTCAGTGACCTGGTGTCGAAGTCGTCGGCAAAGTCCTCATCGAGCGGATGACGATCGAAGTGGTTCAACTTGTGGCGAGACTTCTCCGCAAGACCAAACCAGGCCTTCGTTGACGTCAGGTACCGACCAATGAAGGGTGACAGACCCTTGTTATTGACGACATTGACCGTGTTCTCCGCGGTGTACGGCTTCCACTCGGAACCCAGAATCTCCTCAATAACCCACCGCAATTCCGGAGGAACCACGATGGTGGTCATCATTGCCTTCACCAACAAACCACGACCATCGATCATGCGCTCACACTGATTGATCATCAACTGCAGACCAGAGTAGCTCAGATCAATGTCGGTCCCAGGACGATTGGGGTAGGTGCCCTGAGTATAGACACCAACACCAACTATCGATGCTGGAACGGCCACCGTCGCAGGCAGACCACCCAGGAGTGGATGTGCCGCATTGAACAAAGAAACACCGTCCACCGTGATCTGCGTGGTGAACCCAAGGTTAAAGACGTTCCAGGCGTTGGTCTCCTTGGTGTGCATCGCCGTGCGGGCAAAGTTCATCGGAACTTTTTGGATGATGCCATACTGATCATCTTCCAAAAGCTCAAATGAGTACCGCACACCCTGCCCAAACGTCGAGTGGGTATAACGATACGAACCGCCCTGGATCACGTCGTCGTAGTTGATCGGTTGACCCTCTGGCTTGGTAGTCATCGGGCCAAGGCCAGCGAACTCAACATCGTCCTCGAAGGCCTTGTCAGACGTCGGAGTATTAAAGATCTTGTCGTACTCCGAGTCCCTTGCTTCCAGCTGAGTCTGCTGGTCCATCAACTCATGGATACCAGGCGCCATCAGCTGGGCATAGTTTCCGCGTGTCATCATAGTACTATGCACCTCCCATCTGGGCGGCCGCATCGAGGAATCGGAAAAACTCCCGCCCACCGTTGCGACCAGCATCACCGGCATAAACCCCGGTCACTACGATGCTGTCTGTTTTCGTTTTGTCGATGTACCAGTACCCGTTGGAATCCTTAGTCAGGCCGTAGGACTTACCCACGTCCGTCTCCAAGGCAGCGACCGTATCCAGCACTTGGGCCTGGAATTCGGTGGTGTTGTCAGCAAGCTGAACACCGATCGACCCATCGTTGATGGGCGCCCCGCGAGGGATATTTACTGCTAAGGGTTGGTTTTGAACCTCCCCGAACGTCAAGGTCTCCTTGACGCCCACGGTGGTCAGATTGGAGGCGGGCTCAATGGCAATCCCAGCAACCTTGCTAGTTGCCACTACCCCCGACCATTCTGCAACCCCGCCATCAACGGCATTATCTCGAAAGACAGGGGTCCCAAACTTGAATGTTTGAGCTGCCTTCTCTTGATAACGACGGATGGATGGCTGACTATCAGTGGTGGTTCTTGCTACCACGATAGGTACGGCTTTACCCGCCATGAGAGTGGTCTCCTTTCACTAAGATCTGGTAACTGTATGAGTTACCGCTTGATTGGCATCGATTAGCCGATCAAGTTGCGCCTGGTCGGGCGCAAAGGGGGTAAGGTGCCCGCCTGACCGCTTCATCAGCCCCTTCATCTCCTCCATGGCAGCTTCTGCGGTCTGACCAGCCGCCATCTTGGTACGGAGGACTAGGGCCTTCATCGCTGAAGCATATCGAGCCTCAGAGATCTTCATCAGCACAACGTCACCGTTTAAGAACTTACCTTCCTTATTCGGCTTGATCGTGCACTCAACATCATTCTTATTCGCAAACTGATGGCCCTCTGCCTGGGCACCATACATCATCGCGCCCTCTTTCGCCTTCCAGTTGACCCAACGACATCTGATCCCAGGTACCAGATATCGTACATCAAAGGTCGCTGGAGGCATGAGGTCCTCAGCAATGATGTTCTCGTCTGTCAGAAACTCAAGCTCCGAACGAGGAGTGAAATACTTTTGAACCGGGCCCTCTGGCGCCAGTTCCTCAACTTTATTTTTGTCTTCAGCCAATTTACACCCCCACGGTCATCTTAGATTTTTGAGCCAGATACTTCTCTGGCGTAACACCAAGCTGTTTTGCGATCTTGAGCTCCCGGTCAGAGAGCTGCTGTTGCGCCGTCTTTGGCGCGGGCGGGTCGCTCGGGCTGGATGACTCAGAATACCCTGGAACCATGGGGGGGTCCCTTGCGTGGTCCTGCACATGACGCCCACGCACGCGCTCAATGATGATCTCCCACGTCGCTGGGTCCATGAGATACATCGGATTCAGTGGGTTGGCAAGCTCATCAATCTCGGTACCCCACTTCCTGAATTCACTTGCGTACTTGACCTTCATCTGCTCTTTGATCAGGTAAACCTGCGTCTGGGTCGTGGCCTGCACCAGTGGCGCGGCCCTCTCAGCAAAGGCGGCATCTGGGTCCGTCCACCACTTGCTGCGCTGATCTGCCGGATTCGGTGGGGTTGCCGGTTGATTGACCGGCTTAGCAGGGGTCAGTTGCGCAACCTTGTTCAGAAGCGCACTGTTAGTGGCCTGATATTCCCGGTTCTGAGTCTCTAACAGTTTAATCTTCTTCTGCTCCTCCGTCTCTGCTGCGGGTACTGCTGGGGCGGCCGGTGTTGGGGCCGCTGGGTTTGTCGCCGCTGGTGGGGAGCCCTGCGGCATATTTGGCGGATTCGCGTTGTAAAGCCTCAAGTTCTTCATCGTATACTACCTCCGGTCTTCTAGATTGGTCCTTCTCTTCAAGAGCTATCTTGAAGTTCTCCATTAACTTTCTGAGGTTCTCCTTAAATCCCTTAACCTCTCTAATCACCTGTAATGCGCCTTGTGCCTTAAAGATCTCAGGCCGAAGGTGGGATCGCTCCAACGTCCGGCGGGACCTGCTCTCCAGGTGCCCCAGGAGGCGGAGGAACAGGAGCCATTCCTGACTGTTGAGCAAAAGGGACAACCTGTCCTGGTTGGCCAGAAACTCCTTGGCCAGGGGCTCCAGCTGGGACATCAGCTCCTGGTAACTCGAGTCTTGGGAGGATGCGTTCGGTGTCTCCATTATCAAAGCTCTTCAAAATATTGTGGAAGAGGACCTTGCTCCCTTTATAGATGCTCATGAGATAGTTCTTGAGCGTCGGGTCCTTGATGGTCATAATCATCTTGACCAACTCAATGGATTGTGTATAGTACGTGGTCATCGTTTGAGCAAGCATGGTGGCATGCTGACGTTCGACCTCACGATTCACCGACGCGTTGCTGCAGGTCAAGTCCATCTGCAGCTGGTTGTACATCGCAATGCTCCGCGCAATCCGAATCATCCGCGCTGGATCAAACTTCTGACGAAGACGCTCATGCACGCCCCCGAGCGCGTATGACTTTAGAGCAAGACGACCTACCCTGGTAACTGCCGCGCGCAGATCCATAATGTTGAGATCTGTTCGCATGTTACCCTCTTGAAGCATGGATAGCGTACCTGAGGCGGAATAGACCCCACGCTTTCCTCCCATCGCCCCTGCACCGTAGCCGATCATCGGCGGGCTGACACCTGACCTTCTCTCCGCAAGATCAAGTGCAACGCGCTCCTCCTCAAATTCAAAGGTTGATTCACGGCCCATCTGTTCTACCCGGATATCATCCAGGCTGTCGACAAACAGTGGTTTATTGGGAAATAGTGGGAAGCTAAGGTCCAACATTGAATCCTTACGGGCCACGATGACATTGGTGTTGGCCGCGGTGGCTCGATCACGCCGCTGGTTATGAATCGTGCTTGCCTCCTCCTGCGATTGCTCAAGCAGTTCCGCGAATCCACGACCATGCCACATGTCATCACGTGGGAACAGCTTGCATCCGATAAACACATCTGAGAGATCATCGCCAGTATTATACGGGTTATAGATCTTTCTGACGAAGCTGTCCGACTCAATATGATAGGTGACGCATAATGAGTAGTACCTACCATCAACCAGTGGGTACTTATCAATCCAGCACTCATAGAACGTCAACCGATCTGCCGGCAATGAGACGATGCCGGTGTTCTCCTCCTGCTTAACCTCAATATTGGTTCGATTGCTGAGGTCAGGTCTTGTGTACAATCGTTTGATCACGTCGAGATCATAGAACCCCTGGTATGCGCGTAGGAGCGCGGTCTCCTTATGGAGGCGAACCCGGTGTACCTTCATGATCGCATCCTTAAAGTCCTGCACCCCCAGAGGCCACATCAAGAAGTCCGTGAACAACGTCTTCATCGGTTTGGGTCCGTCGTAGCGCACCACCTCCCTTTCTGAGATCTCATTCGGCGTTGACGAGGGCTCAACCACGATGGTGTGGTCAGTAACGTAGGGCACCTTGGCCACCGACGAGCCCAACTTAACGATATCGAATAACCAATCCTTGATCGTTTGGTACAATGCAAGCTCAGACTCGTCCAACGCGGTGTGCTTCATGAAATCTTCCAGGTCCTTCTTAATGTGTTCTGGAAGTTCACCAAACGCGGTAAATGTAAACAGCGGATCGGTCTTAAAGATAAGTGAGAGGATGCGCGCCACGAGGGTGTCAGTGTGGATGCCCACCAACTGAACCACGAAGTTACTAGCTCGGTGCCATGGGAAGCTCTTCACCTGCTCAAAGGGCTCCCCGTTGTAGATCTTACGCCAGCGCGGGACATGCTCCGTGAAAAGTGTCTGAGTCCCACGGATCGCTAGATCAAGGTTCGTCCGAACGTAGTGCTTCAATTCACGCTCGCGTTCCTCGCTTATACCCTTGATGGGAATGGCTCGAATCATTATAGCTCCACAATCGTGTAGTACACGGTCACCTTCAGCGTGTTGGCCGCGTTGCCGCCAGTGAAATCCGCTGAGGCATCTGAATAAACCCCAAGATTTTTATTCACTACTTCAGCTTGGCTAGGGAAAGCATTTTGAGCGATATCGATGAATGTAGCTCCCCAGAAACTCGATCTCAATTGAGGTGTTGTTGTGTCCAATGTGCCTGTCGTGTTATAACCAACCCCCAGACTTGCAGTTCCAGGTGGAATATTTATGGCAACCAGAATGTTTCCAGGCGTTCCAGGAAGCGTGTAAGCTCCGGCTGAGGTATTATAAGAAAACGTGCATCCGACGAGCTGTATGACCTTATTCGCGCCTGGAGGTGGGACTATCTCAACCGGAATAGTCGGCAGTGCCTTGATCTGGGCATCGGTTAGTATAATTTCAGCCTTTTGTAACAATGAAACACCTCCTTCATTACCGCCCAAACCACCAATCTCAACACCCATAAATCACCTCGTCAAGCCTTAAGGCCAGAAATTTGGATGGTCTCCGCGGCGGAGCCATCCACCGTGATTGTCTCGATGATGACTGGGTTAGACCGATTCACCACTGAAAGATCAATCTCGGCAAACGGACATGACGTTGCGCTTGCCGGTGGGACCGCCA